AAAACTAGCAAAAGGCGGAATGCCAGCTAGAAATAAAAAGAACTTTAGACCTACAAAGTCTGGAGCAGGCATGACAGAAGCTGGGGTCAAAGCCTATAGAAGAATGAATCCCGGCTCTAAACTAAAAACAGCCGTGACTGGAAAAGTGAAGCCAGGATCAAAAGCTGCTAATCGCAGAAAATCATACTGCGCAAGATCACTAGGACAAATGAAAAAATTCCCTAAAGCAGCCAAAGATCCAAACTCACGTCTTCGTCAGGCAAGAAGGAGATGGAAATGTTAAAGAAAAAAAGAGCGATCAAAAAAGTTATGAAAGGTTTGCAAAAAGCATCTAAAACACACGCAAAGCAAGCTAAAACATTAAAGGGAGTTATCAATGGCGGATCCAAAAGTCGGAACAGGTAAAAAACCAAAAGGTTCAGGAAGGAGGTTATACACAGATGAAAATCCAAAAGATACTGTCGGAATTAAATTTGCGACTCCAAGTGATGCTCGCAGGACGGTCGCGAAGGTTAAAAAGGTTAATAAGACGTTTGCGAGGAAAATTCAGATTTTAACTGTTGGTGAACAGCGCGCCAAAGTTATGGGTAAAAGACAAGTCGCTGCTATATTTAAGAAAGGTAAGGAGAGTATAAGAAATGCTAGAGGCACTAAAAAAAAGATATGAGGCACAAGTTGCTGAATCAATAGCAACTATCAATATTTATCTTAAGAGTCCGGTAGGTATTGGTGAACATCCACAACACTTAGATGAGGTTGATAAACTTTTACAAGTAATTGTAGATGCTGAGGAAAAAATAAAAATTATAGAAAGGTGGGTAGACTAATGGACGGAATGGAAATAATAGGAAAGCTTAGAAAGCTTATAACGCAAAGATATGAAGATATTGTTGCGGCCATGACGAGTGGTGGTGTTGACAATATGGAAAAATATAACTATATGTTGGGACAGATACGAACGTATCAATATATTATTCAGGAGATATCTAGCCTGCTAAAACAAAAGGAGCAAAATGACAAAGACGGAACAATCATCAAAATCAACAGAGATTCCTAAACATAGGAATGCACTCATAGAAAAATACGAGAAACAACCGGAAAAGACAGTAACAACAGAAGCCACAAAGCTTCCCAAACCTACAGGTTGGAGAATGTTAGTACTGCCTTTTAAAATGAATGAAAAAACTAAAGGTGGATTAATATTAGCAGAAACATCTTTAGAGAAACAACAAGTTGCATCGCAGTGTGGACTCGTTCTTAGAATGGGACCGGATTGCTACAGAGATAAAGAAAGATACCCAGAAGGTCCTTGGTGCAAGGAAAAAGACTGGGTGATCTTTGCAAGATATGCAGGATCAAGAATAAAGATAGAAGGGGGTGAAGTTAGAATGTTAAACGACGATGAGATTCTAGCGACCGTGGATAACCCAGAAGATATCATCCACGAATTTTAACATAGGAGGAAGCTATGCAAGCTGAAGATAAAACAGTCGACATTGATACATCAGGCCCTGGTGCTGAAGTTCAATTAGAAGAAAATAAGAAACCAGAAAATGAAACAGTTGAGGTTCAAGATGAAACAACTACTGAAGACAACGTTAAGTCCGATGATACATCTGAGAAATCTGATGAGCAGTTGGATGTTCAAAGTGAAGAACAAAAGACAGAGAAGAAGGAAGAAGTAAAAGAAGAAGAAAAAGACGAGCACGGTAAGTACAGTGAATCAGTTCAAAAAAGAATTGCTAAACTGACTAAAAAAATGCGTGAAGCTGAAAGACAAAGAGAAGAAGCTTTAGCATTTGCTAGAAGAATACAAGATGAAAATAAATCTTTAAACTCTAGAGTGAACGTTTTAGATACAGACTATGTTGCTGAGATGGAAGGCCGAGTCAAATCTTCTTTATTAGCGGCGCAACAAAAGTTGATTGCTGCTAGAGAATCTGACGATAAGAAAGCAGAGGTGGAGGCATTAACTGCAATATCTCAGTTAGGTTATGAGCAAGCAAAAGTTGCTGAACTCAAAACTAAACAAGAGATGGAGAAGAAGGTTGCTGCCGAAAAACCTAAAGAACAAGCACAACCTTATCAACCAACGGTACAGGCACCTGATCCAAGAGCAGAGGAATGGGCCACTAAAAACGATTGGTTTGGTAAAGATAATGCTATGACTTATACTGCTTTTGATCTTCATAGGAAACTGACTGAAGAAGAAGGTTTCGATCCACAAACAGACGAATATTATAAGGAAATAGACAAAAGAATAAGACTTGAATTTCCTAATAAATTTGATAAACCTGTGGAGAAGACGACAAGTAAACCTACACAAACTGTTGCATCTGCAACGCGTAGTCCAAAGACTAGTCGCAAAACGGTAAAACTCACACCGAGCCAAGTAGCAATCGCTAAAAAATTAGGTGTGCCACTAGAAGAATATGCGAAACAACTGATAAACACGAAGGAGGTATAGGCATATGACAAATAAACAACCAACTCGTGCGAGCCAAACAAGAGAAAAAACCGAACGAAAAAAAGTTTGGACTCCACCATCGTACTTAGATACACCCAACGCGCCGGACGGATTCCGACACAGATGGGTCAGGACTGAAGTTCTCGGGTACGTCGATACTAAAAATGTACAAGGAAGATTAAGATCCGGGTACGAGTTAGTTAGAGCAGACGAATACGGCGAGGATGAATATCCAGTGATCACGGAAGGCAAATATTCTGGGGTGATCGGGCACGGAGGCCTTGTGCTGACAAGGGTACCAATTGAGATCGCGCAACAGCGTGCAGCTTACTATGCTAATTTAGCTAGTGAAAACGTTGAAGCAGTCGATAACGACCTCATGAAGGAACAGGACAGAAGAATGCCTATCAATATTGATAAGCAGTCTCGTACAACCTTCGGTGGCAAGAAAAGTTAATTTTTTAACGATTCAAACCAACGATTAAACAAACTAAGGAGAAACGAAAATGGCAAACGCGTCATCAACAGGTTTCGGATTGAAACCTTTAAAGAAAGCGGGTCAGAATAGAGATGCCGGTGGATTAGGAGAATATCCAGTAGCAGCGTCTGCAACAGCTATTTACAACCAAGACTTGGTTGCAATGGCTAACTCAGGCACAGCAGCAGTAGCTGCAGCAGCTACGGAGAACAACCTAGGTTCACTTAACGGTGTTTTCTTTACGAACGCTTCGACAAACAAGCCAACGTTTCAAAACCACTTATTAGGCTCTAACACAGCAACTGATATTGTGGCGTTTGTAACTGATGATCCACATCAGATCTATGAGATCAGATCTAATAATTCTGGTGCATCAGCGCAAACTGACGTTGGTAATACAGCTGAGATCTCTTACTCAGCGGGTGCAACTCCTAATTACATATCTAAAACAACTTTAGATGACAGTACGTTAGGAACTACATCTCAACAATTAAAAATTGTTGGTGTAAGTAGAGACATCGATAACGATGATCTTACATCAGCAAATGTTGTATGGAGAGTCGTGATAAACGAACACTTCTTCAAGCAACATACAGGTATCTAATAGGAGGATAAAATTATGGCGATATCACGTAATCAACTAGTCAAAGAACTAGAGCCAGGATTGAATGCCCTATTCGGCCTGGAATACAAAAGGTATGAAAATCAGCATGCTGAAATTTATACTACAGAGTCATCTGACAGAGCTTTTGAAGAAGAAGTTATGTTGTCAGGTTTCGGACAAGCGCAAACAAAACCAGAAGGTTCTGGTGTAGCGTTCGATAGTGCTCAAGAAACTTTCACAGCGAGATACACTCACGAGACAATAGCTCTTGGGTTTTCAATCACTGAGGAAGCAGTTGAGGACAACCTTTACGACAAACTAGCTTCAAGATACACGAAAGCTTTGGCTAGATCGATGGCAAACACAAAACAAGTGAAAGCGGTTAACCCGTTAATTCAAGGTCTTCCTTCAACGGACAACTTTGATTCAGGTGATGGTGTTTCTTTATTTAACACTGCTCACACGACAATAGCGGGATCATTTAAAAACACTTTAAGCACGCAAGCTGACTTAAACGAAACTTCATTAGAGCAGTCGTTAATCGACATTGCTGCAATGACAGACGAAAGAGGTCTTAAGATTGCTGCTAGAGGTGTGAAAATGATTGTTCCAAGTGAACTACAATTCACAGCTGAAAGATTGATGAAATCTCAAGGCAGAACAGGAACAGCTGACAATGATGTAAATGCTATCGCATCTATGGGAATGGTCCCTCAAGGTTACAGAGTTAATAACTTTTTAACTGACACGGACGCGTTCTACATCATTACAGATGTACCAAATGGTATGAAGTATTTCGAAAGAGCACCTATCACAACTAAAATGGAAGGTGACTTCGATACTGGAAACGTAAGATACAAAGCTAGAGAAAGATACGTATTTGGCGTATCAGACCCTAGAGGTATTTTCGGCGTAGAAGGTGCGTAATACTTACTAAATTAAAATTAAAAGGGGGCTTCCGAGCCCCCTTTTTTTATGATAAAGAAGAAAGGCAACCATGAAAAATTTCCGTGTACAGATCAGATCTAGGGGTTATTACGCCGATTTTAACCTTACATCAGAGGATAATGATACAGCCTTTGAAAATGCACTAGTTGACAAACTAGGACAAAATGATATTGTATGGGAAAAAGATGGATTTAGTAATCCGTTTAAAACTTGGATAACCTATGAGGAGGTTATAGATGCAACTACAAGTCAGAGACTTATACAAGCAGAAGAGGAGTCTCGAGACAGAATGGGCGGTTCATCAGCGAGATAACCAAAGGTATACTTTGGATATGGTTAGGATTGACAATAAGATAAGAGAAGTTGTTAATCAGATTAAGCAAGAAGAAGCTAAGATTGCTAATCTCGCTAATAAAATAGACGATGCAGCCCCCGAAGTTTCAGTAGCTACTTAGTAAAAAGCTACACCGCGAAAAACGCAACTTCATCACGGGCTCTCTTGCACTCTTTAAAAATCTACTATATAACAAACCCACTATACAATTATTTAAGGATTATAGACGCGTATAGTCGACGGCCTAGAGACTATAATCTGTAAACTAGGAGGATATAATTATGGCACAAACTACGTTTTCAGGACCAGTAAAATCTTTAAGAGGATTTGTTACTGCGGGACCTGATTCGATTGTTAACATCACAGCAGAAACTACTTTAACTTTTGCTGCTCACGCAGGTAAAGTTATCAAAGTAAACGATGCAGATGGAGCAATCACACTTCCAACAATCAAAGCAGATAGCAAAGGTGCTTCTGCTGGAGACAATGACCCTAATGCACTTAACCATTTAGGTGCTGTTTACAAATTTTTTGTAGGCACAGATTGTACGGACTGCGATATTAAAACAGACGGAACTGACAAATTTGTTGGTCACGCAACTGTTGTTAACGTAGCAGACGGAACAAACAGTTCATTTGTACCAGCATCAGCTAACGATGTTATAAGTATGAATGGTGGAACAACAGGTGGCGATAAAGGTAGTACAATTACTATCACGGCACTTGAAGATAACGTTTATTTAGTAGAAGCTATGTTGATCGGTACAGGTACTGAAGCAACACCTTTTGCTAACAGTTAATAGGTAATTAGTGTGGAGCTTCGGCTCCACACTTAATAGGAGATAAAAAATGGCAACATCAGACCAACAGTTTTCTTGTAGAACTTCTGACGGTAGATTTGGTAGAGCAACAGACGCAACAGACGCTTTCATAGCATCAGCTAGAATAACTTATATTCAAGCTGAGGGTGTTGCGAACAGCAATATTAAAATCTACGATGGAACAAGTGCATCTGGAACTTTAGTATTCGAAGGTAATTGCGGAACTGAAGGATTAGATATCTACGTTCCTGGAAGCGGTATAAGATGTAGAACTGGTATATATTTAGATTTAACTAACACAACATCAGTTACTATCGGATA